GGATTAGTAGTATACATGCGTACATGTTAGAGGGATGAGTGAGTGAGTGTAACACTATAGTGTGACGAGTATACCCAACCAACTTGAATGTAACTCAACGGTTGAACTCAACCTAGTTGCAACCCGCAACCCGTAATTCAAGGGGGGTGGGTATAACTCTTCTCTACCACACACATTGTAGAAATAGTTTTGTAATCAACACTCTCTTGTGGAACAATTAACCTGTTTATTTGTATAATTAGGCATGGGAAAACGCAGGATATTTGAAGTATTTAATATAAGCACTGGGATGTGGGAGAGCCACATGATAGATGAGGACAGTTTTCACGATGGAATGAAGCAGCTCAATGAAGAATCACAAGTGTTGGATGCAGAAATAAAGATTATTAACAAGATTATAGAGCAGCAGTTAAATAAAAGGCCACCTCAAACCATTGAGAGTAGGGATTAACACTATAGTATATACACTATTGTGTATTTACTCTTTTCCTAGTATATTAAATAAACACAATAGTGTATACACTAGGGTTTTACTTTAAGTATATACACGTAAGGGAGTGAAAATGAATAAAAGAGGATTCATTGCTTTGCTATTAGCTTTTGTATTGAGCTATAGCTGCGCAATAGAAGAAATAATAACACAAGGTGATACGGATACTCTGTATGTATACCAGACAGATACCGTATACACAACCTATAATGATACCATATATGACGTTTATGTAGATACTTTGTATGATGAACGTGTGGGAGATACTGTATATGTCGTAACAATTGATACTGTGTATCAAATTGATACTGTATATGTAGGAGAGACCTACGAAGATAGTACGTTATACGATGTATACGTAGAGACTGGGAATGTACCACCAAGTTGTAGTCAGATATTGACAATAAGTCAAACGACTACCGATAATGTGTTGTATTCACAGGAATATATGTGTCCTTATACAATTCAGGGAGATATTGACCAGATTCCCGCTGGAAACTACATATTGAAGTCTTGGTATATAGACAATGCTGGTAATATGATCAGTACTGAGTTATATCAGTTCAGTATAATCGGAGATATGTACGTTCTAGTAGATGGAGACTATATAACACTATTATCTGGCAATTGATGGATACATTAAAAAGAAGAATAAAGGGTATAAATAAAGTATATAATATTTATACCGAAGAAGAAGCGGAATCCGAAGGATTACCGTATTTGCACTGGAAACAGGCAAAAGAGGGAGATTATGCCACTACAGATGACGGCTATGTGGGCCTATGTATTGGCAGAAAGGATTATACCGACAAAAATGGTCGGGTAAAGACCTTTGTGAAGCTGTGTCATGGCGCAAATTGGGCTGGCAATACTAATCGTATTGAGTATATGGTGAATAAAGCCTATGGAAGTTATTCACAATCCAATCCTAAGTCATGGCAGGATCGAGAGTCTCGAAAAACACGTACCAAGAACCTAGTAAATGCCTATGTCGGGCAAGCACTCTCTAGTCAGGGATTTGATTACAATAAGTTGGGTAATATATATCGCCCTGACCAGCTAGAACCGTCTGTGACGGTAAAGAGGGTACTGAAACAGGAGTTTATCAGAGATATGATAGAGAAGAAACTAAAAGAGATTATGGAAGAGAAAGGTATCAGCAAATCCTCGGTAGTTGACACCATGCTCGAAGCAGTAGACATTGCTCGTCATAAACAAGATGTCACCAATATGCTAAAAGCATGCGATTATTTTATGGAGCTACTGGAAATGAAACCTTCTAAGAAGATTACAACAGATACATTACAGTTAGACGTGTCCAGTAGCATAGCAGACGCAATAGAATCTGAGGAAAAATCTTTGCTGATGCAGCGGAAAGAAGAAGTCAATGAGTCAAAAGAATCTAGTCAGCCCTGAAGACCAGTATCTGGGCGTTGATCCTCACAATATTATTAGAATGCAGATAGAGATCGCTGTAGAAGCTTTGGCTGATATAGCAAATAGCAGTTCTATGTCTAATGAATCAATGAAGAAAACAGCATATGATGCTATTAATGAATTAGAAATGATAGACGCAATGTATACCTATGGATTCAAAGACTGAGAATCTAAAAAAAATAAAAGAAAATCTAGTATTGTTTGGTAAGGTCTGTATGCCGAACATGTTTTCGTCAGCGTCTCCTTCATTTCACTATGAAATATCGACGAGGCTGATGAATGAGGATATAAAGCAGATAAATATTGTCGCTCCCCGTGGTCATGCAAAGTCCTCTATCGTTGGTGGTGTTTTTCCTCTTTATCACCTCATGTTCCACGGGGGGCAAAAGTTAATTGTACTTGTTTCAAGAACGCAAGACCATGCTATTAAATTATTAGGTACTTTAAAGGACTGTTTAGACTATTCCAGTAATTTCAGGGGCTTATTTGGTTATTGGGGGCAATATTCAGCTAAACAATGGTCTAAATCGGAGATTGAACTGAAGGATGGTTCAATGGTTATATGTAAAGGTACTGGTCAGCAGCTTCGTGGTATAAAAAAGGGCAATCAACGCCCTACCCTTATTATAGTAGACGATCCAGAGGACGAGAATAATACCAAGACCTCTGAAGCTATGGAAGTAAACTTACGCTGGCTGTTGCAGAGTGCGCTCCCCTCCCTAGACCCACAACGTGGCCGTATAGCGGTCATTGGTACTCCGCAGCACCAGCGTTGTCTTGTTGAAACATTAAAAGAGATGTCAGGCTGGGAGAATATGCATTTCGCTCCTAATATTGAAAAGAATATCTCATTATGGGAAGAATGGCATCCTATTGAAAAATTATTAAAGAAAAAAGAAGAACTTGAGTCTATAAATCGAGTTTCAGTGTTTTATAGAGAATATCTGTGTCAAATCATTGGAGACGAGGATCAGCTGTTCCAAGAAAAGTATTTTCAGTATTATGATGGCAAATTAGTTCATGGAGAAGGCGGTGATGCGTTTATTCAATTTAAAAGTATAAACGGGAAGGACACCGACCAGCTATTACCAATAAATGTCTTTATGGGGGTAGACCCTGCATCATCAACACGAAAAACAGCAGATTATAGCACTATAGTTGCTGTAGGTGTTGATAATGAAAATAATAGGTATATACTCCCTTACTACCGCAAAAGGGCTACCCCTATGAATCTTGCTAATCAAATAATAGAGCATTTCAAGATAATGAAACCTTCTAAGGTGCGGATAGAATCAGTAGGCTATCAGGAGATGCTGCGGGAGTATATAAGGGAACGATGTGATCAAGAGAACATGTTTATTGCTGGTCTAGAGATAAAGGAAAGGCCAAGAGCAAGTAAATCAGCAAGACTGGAAACTATGGAACCATACTTCGCTCAGAACAAAGTATACATGCTTGATAACATGGAAGAACTAAGAGATGAGTTATTATTGTATCCAAGAGCTAGGAATGATGATTTATTAGATGGCCTATACTATGCAATGAAGAATACCTATACACCTGCTCACGAAGCAAGCGATATGAAATTAAAAGAGGATCAATACGTAACAGATAAAACTTTTGATTGGATGATTGCTTAAAGTATAATTAATTTAGAGGGAACAATAATGACCTCGATTTCGTATAAGATGATGTTGCGAAGCATATTTCCACATGCCAGAGATACATCCAGAAGTAAGACTAACCCAAGACTTATTCTCTAACTATAGTTCTGCACGTTCAGACTGGGCTAGTCAAGCAGCTGAAGATGCAGAATTTCGAGCAGGGAAGCAATGGTCTGATAAGCAGGTAAAGTCATTACGTGCTAGAGCACAGGAACCTCTAGTCGTAAATGTGATCCACCCAGCGGTAGAGCAAGCAAAAGCTATGCTTACCGCCAACTCTCCCAGATTTCAATCTACAGGGCGAGATACTTCAGATACAAAAGTAGGCAGGATATTCTCAGACCTTATGTCATGGGTCTGGGACATATCAAATGGCAATACTGAACTAAAACAGTGTATTGATGATTATTATGTAAAAGGCATGGGTGTGATGGTTTCATATATAGCCCCAGATGCTGATTTCGGTAAAGGTGAAGTATATATTAAATCAATTGATCCATTCTCTGTTTATTTCGATGCTGACTCACAAGACCCGTTCTGTCGGGATGCTAGTAATATTATAATAGCAAAGCGCATTACAGAAAAAGAATTAATTCAAATATATCCAGAATTTGAGGAAAACATTAGACAATCCTCAGAAACAAGCCATATAAGCTCAGTGGATGAGAATCGTTTTGGTATAATGAAAGAAGACGTTCTTCCTAAGTCCAGAAAGCATGAAATGTTGGATGTTGATCTTGAACGTGAACTGGAAGTATTTGAAAGATATACCAAGGTAAAAGTACCATATTACAGGATATTCGACCCACTGTCGAATGAAGAGAAAATTATAAATGACCCGCAATATGCAGAATACAGAGAAGAGCCAGCAGTTATATTAACTGTTTCTGGAGGAGAACAGCAGATATTCACAGACGAGCTCAATGTATCCAAATTCATGCAAATACATGATGATATTGGTAAAGTGTACCACTTAGAGCTTGATCCGCTAACAGGACAACCTACACCAGTAGCTGGTCGTGAGAATGAAAATTCAATACCGAATAGCTATACTGCTATTGATCCCATCACCAAAGCTGAACTTATTGACAATGAAAAGATTATGGTCAATAAGATAATGGCTACCAATATAAAACAATGTATCTCAGTAGGTGATGAGTATCTGTATTCTGTAGTATTGCCTATAGAGGATTATCCGATTGTTCCATTTATGAATAATCATAACAGAAATCCTTATCCAATAAGCGATGTTAGAACTGTACGTGGATTACAGGAATATATTAATAAGCTGCGATCTCTTATTGTTGCCCATGCTAGTAGTTCAACTAATGTTAAACTGCTTATCCCCCGTGGTTCAATGAATAAAAAGCAATTAGAAGAAGAATGGGGTCGTGCAGGTACAGCTGTAATTGAATTCGACCCAGAGCTTGGACAGCCAATTGTAGCAGGGCCAGTACCGCTGCCTAATGAATTATATAAGAATGAAGCGGATGCAAAGGCTGATATAGAACGAATACTTGGTATTTATACATTTATGCAAGGGGATGTTGGTTCAGCCCCGCAAACATTTAAAGGAACTGTTGCACTTGACGAATATGGTCAAAGACGCATCAAGTCCAAGAAAGATGATATAGAATATTCACTAAATCAACTCGCTAAAGCAGTTGTTGGTCTAATGCAATATGTCTATACATCTGAAAAGATTATAAGGCTTATACAGCCTAACAATAAACCATTAGAAGTAAAAATTAATCAAAATCTTTATGATGATGTCAGTGGACATCTGATTAAAAAAGTAAACGATATATCTGTAGGTAAATACGATATTATCGTTGTTTCTGGCTCAACTCTACCATCTAACCGATGGGCTAGGTTTGAATACTATATGGAGCTCTTCAAGAGTGGTCTTATTGATCAAATTGAAGTTTTAAAGCAAACAGACGTTGCTGATATGGAAGGCGTACTCGAAAGAGCTGGACAAATGCAGAAACTCATGCAGCAGGTTCAACAGCAGCAGAATCAGATTAAAAAACTAAAAGGCGATCTGCAAACTGCACAGCGTGAATCTGTCCATGACAGGAAAAGAGTTGAAGTTAAGGAATTTGAAAAGAAACTGGCTAAGGCAGAAGCAAAAGCAGAAATGGCTACACAGCTGTATAAATCTCGAGCTTCTGATGAACTTGCTAAACTTAAAAAAGAAGTTAAGGAAGTAACAAAGTCAGTGGATAAACAAGTAGGCTTAAAAGAATAACAGCGGTTGCTGAAATAAACAAATCGCAAGGAGTGAATAATGGCTGAAACACAAAGTGCAGCAATAGAACCTGATAAATCACCGTATGGTTACGAGGTAGAAAAAGCGAATATCCCTTTGATGGATGCTGAAGTACCCGCAGGAGATGCAATGAAACCAGAGAGTTTCGATGTAGATGTAAACCAACCGATGATCAGTGAAACGCCTGTAGACGGACAACAGGCTGAGAGCACAGAAAGTCCTGAAGTACAACCTGCAAAGGAAGACTCGAGTAGATTTGAATATTGGCAAAGTCAGGCAGACAAGGTAAAGAGCGAACTATCGAATGCACAGCAAGAACGAGATTATTTTAGAAATCTAGCACAGCAGCAGCAGTCAACGGTCTCCAACGGACAACCTAATGGACAACCCCAACAACAAGTTGGAGTTCAAGAGGATTCGTTGAAGCAACCCGTCAAACCAGAAAAACCAGTCAGCTACAGCGAGGTCGATGCGTATAACGATCCTGAGAGTACATCTTTCAAATATCGTTTAGAGAAGGAGAGATATCAAGACGATTATATGGGCTATCTTGAAGAAAAAGACGAAAACAGAGAAAAGCAAATGCGTGCTCAATATGAGTATGCATATGCTCAACAACAAACAGCAATGGTACAAAACAATGCTATGTCACATGCTATGAATGGATATGGCTTGAGTCAAACCAAAGCTGGTGATTTCGTCAATTGGGCAAGTAACCCTGAGAACGTAACAGTTGATCATCTTATAAAACTCTATATGATGAAGGATGCGCCCGACGCAAGGGTAGAGCAGAAAAAACAAGATATGATGAAATCTCAAGAGGTTTTATCAATGCCAAGATCAGCAGCGGTTGAGACTGGCACATCTGAATCACCTAAAAGTGATGAAGACCTGTTTAATCAAGGCTTACTCTCTTTAAAAAGATAGAAAGGTAGAATACAATGGCTGAAACATTAAAGTCGATGTATAATGGTGGCTCCGCTGGAGTTCTCTATACCGATAGACGGAATTTTTACGTTACCCCTCAAGTTGTAAAAGAACTATGGACTGACGTAGCACCGTTTACTACGGTGATTTCAAATAGAGAACAGCGTAAAGTACCAGACCCAATTTTTAAGATGTTTGAACATCGTAATCCTTGGGTAAAACAAAAGTTCCTATGGAATAAAGGAACACCGGGAACAGTGCCAGACAATGATACTGGTCTTGGATCATTACCAGTTGACGGTATTGTTGGATTAGCTTCTACTCCAGATGATTCTTGGATTGGATTAGTAATCGAATGCTGGAATGCAGCTGAATCAAGTAAGCTAGGAACCGCAGTTGTTACTGCAGTTTCTTCAACTCCAGAACTAACAGTTAAATCTTTATCAGGTGCAGCATTTGCTTTACCAGATGATGGTATTAACTATGTAATTGGTAATGCACAGGGTGAAGGTATGACAGCACCTGAAGCTTGGGCTGATGAATTGCAAGTAGTTTATAATTCTTCACAGATATTTAAAACTCCTTTGCAAATTACTGGAACTCTTTTAGCAGCATCACTACGTGGTGAATCTTCAGAGTTGGCACGTTTACGTGCACAAAAAAGTCAAGAACACAAAATGCAAAAAGAAAAGGCATTCCTTTTTGGACAGCGTGATAGTGGAACTGGCTTAGGAGAATCTGCATATGATGCTGGTAATAAAGCTTCTAACGTAGATGAAACGTTTGCTGATGATGGAAGAACAGATGCATCTGGAAATGTTATCCGTACAACTTATGGTATTGTAAGTGCTATGGATAAATATGGCGAATCTGGTTCTTATGATTATCAGAACGTATTCAGCATTACTGAAGCTAGTTACAGTTATAGCGATTTTGTAGACGATATGGAAAAAGTATTCCAGTATGTACCAGAAGCTGGTGTTAAGCGAGCTTTCTGTGGTGCTGGTGCTTTAGGATATTGGTCTAAAATAGCTGGTAACACTGGAATGGCTGGTAGCTCTGGTTGGACAGTTAATATGAGTGATATGAAAAGAGACTCTCTTGGATTTAATTATAAAATCCTTGAAACGCCTCATGGTATCCTTCAGTTAATTCCAACTCCTGCATTACGTGGCCCTTACAATAAGTATATGCTTGCTGTAAGTGAAGAGAACCTGTTCCATGCTCAATATCGTTCACCTATGTACCAAACTAATATTAAAACTGATAATGCTTTTGATGGAGTAAAAGATCAATACTTTTCCGATGAAGGTGTTGGTATATCCCTTATGGAAAGTCATCATCTATTTAAAATTAGTTAAGGAGGTCAATTATGGCTAGACCTTACTTAGGTGGTTCAAGCGCTTCTGTTGAAAGTAAAACAGCAGCTTATAGTATAGTTCCTGCAGATCATGGTAAAGCGTTTGTTTTATCTGGTTCTGCAATAACACTTACACTTCCTACTATAGCAAATGCTTACAAAGGATTTTCCTGTAAAGTTATTTCAGGAGATGATAGTGAGCATGTTATAAGTGGTGGTGCAAGTAAAATATACTATCATGGCAGCTATGGAACAGATCATGCAACAAATACTGGTAGAGACATACACGAAACAGTATCATCGCTTACATTAAATGCTGGCGCAATTAATGATACGATTGATATTTTTTGTGATGGAAGTAACTGGTATTGCAATGGTTCAACAAAAGCCACTGTCGACGCAAGTTAACGAAAACTAACTCGAGGGGAGAGTAACGTCTCCCCTCGGATTGGGATACTATGACACAAAAACAGTTAATAGAAACAGTCCAACAGCACCATCCAGAGCTGGGAGAAACGCAAATACGTATTTTCCTTAATAAAGCACTGGATGAGTTTTGCAGAAGGACAAGAATTTTAACAACAGCCTATACATTCAGTACAGTAGCTGACCAACGCTACTATGCTCTTGATGACGCTATACTGGAAGTTCTTTCAGTTGATTTTGACGGATATGATATATACAGGCTGTCTGGGAGACCAGAGGTTAGGGATTTAACATAATGGCATATAGCAGAACAAAGGACGAAGTTTACTGGATAGAACGTGATGGCATAGCTATTGCAACACAGAATGTAACTGGTAATAGTCCAGCATCAGAGTTTACTGGCCCCACGGGCAGCAAGACAGTAACTATATTTGCTGTAAAGAATGATGAGAATTTTATAGCTGGTACTAGTGGAACTGGAATAGATATGACTGAATCATCCGCAATACCAGATGAGTTTCATGATGCACTGGCTCAGTATGCAATTATGAAAGGTTATGAAACCAAACCTGAAGCCATACAAATGGCTGGTTATTTTAGACAACAGTGGGAGATGTGTATTCGTGAAGGCAAGAAATACGCAAATACAGGCAGAGATGGTGCTGCCATAAACATTAAAGGATATGATTATTAATGGATGAAGTTAGTACACATACTTCAATGTCAGATTCTGCGGAATATTTTGTAGATGCTGGTGGTAGAAGTTGGGATCAAATTACTGCAAGTTGGGAAGATATTGTTATGGACTTTAGAATACCAATCGTATTTACGGAGGTGACAATTTCCTAATGGCAGATTTTAAAACACAAGTAGAAGACCTTATCGGCAGCGTTGGAGACGATGCTCTTATTACTCAATCACTTATAGATATAGGTGGTGAGATAATTCGTGCTATTCCAAATAGTGCACTATTGTCATCAGCTTTAGCTGTAGCGGTTTCATCTAGCGGTTTAAGCGTAGCAGATAAAAGAGTTTTAGCAGTAGATAAAGATGATCTTCCAGTTAGAAAAATTCCAGCAAATCAGAAAGCAAGATATAATGACACTGCTTCTATTTATGCAGCTACCGATACAAATCCAGTTTATTATGTAGAGGCTGAAACAATTTATTTAAATGGCGCAGCTGGAAGCGGCTCCACAGCTGGAGTAATGCATTATGTACCAAAACTACCAACACATAATGGTAGTGCCCTTATATCAAATGGAAGTGATGCAGTAGCCAATTTTCCACTGGAAGCAGAACATTTACTTATACTTGGAAGCGCAGTAAGGTGCTTACAAAGATTGATGGCAGATAAATCTTCTAGTCTATCTGATCTTTCTATATCATCAGTTGCCCCTGTACCTCCAGAATCACCAAGTTTTACAAGCCCAGATATATCATCTACTACAATAAATAATTTAGGTGTTCCACCAATTTATACAGCACCAACAACAACAATAAGCGGAATAGCGTGGGCAACTGAATATCCGACTCAAGGAAGCTCTATCACAACTGCGCTTGGATTATTAAAGGACGCTGTAGATCAAGCTGAAACAGCCGCAGATAAATTTGAGTCAGCTGATGAATCTGTATTTGGAGATGAAGATACATTCACAACTACAAATTCTCAACTGACAAGAGTTAAGGATGCGCTAGATAAAGTATCTGCATTAATTGAATCTAATAAACCTGCGTCTAGTTATGATGCACACGACTTATTGCAAGCAGAAGATTTAGAATTATTACAAGGAAATTTAGCCATAGTACAGGCAGAGCTTCAAAGAGCACAAGCTCATATAGGAGAATGGGTAGCTATTGGCGATATGAGAGTAAAAGAAATTAATGCAGCTCTCGCTGAAGCATCTGGATATGCAAATGAAATTCAAACTAGACTATCAGCTACTCCATTAAAAATATCTGAGTTTCAATCTAAGGTTCAAGATTCATTAAATGAATTCAATGAAGCAAATGTTCAGTACCAAGCAAAACTGCAAGAAGCTATACAGCAAGCACAGCTAAGTGCAAGAGAAGCAGAGCAAGAAGCCAATCTTAAGCTTCAAAAAGAGCAGGGTGAATATTCTTCTAAACTACAAAAATTTCAAAACGAACTAAGTGAGTATCAGGCTAATGTATCAAAAGAGGTTCAGGAATATACTCAAAACATGTCCCAGTACCAGTTGGACTATCAATGGAAACAGGGGCAGTATGCACAATTAAAAGCTGAATATAGCCAAGGCTTACAACTATTAATGGGGAGATAATTATGGCAAGTAGAGTAGACTTTGCAGTAAGCGCAACTCCAGTACATACACATACCACTGGAGAAGGTCAGGCTAACACTGATTCTATAGCTGCAGATGTTGGAAAAAGTTTAGGCGGAAATGGTAGTATAGCCCATACATGGGGTTCTACGGTAGGATATGGTTCAGGAAACGCAACGCTTGTAGCTGCAGGTACTAATTATGCAGTTGGACAAACAGCAGTAACACTTGGAACTTTTACAAGTGCTAACTTTGTCTTTATAAAGCATTCTGGATTTTTATCTAACGGAACAACTGTATCAGAAGTTGATGTAAAAATTACTATGGCAGCAACTATAGCAGATGCAACCACCGTAGCAGTATTGGGGCCGGGTGAAGCAATTATTTTACCATATGGGTCAGATACTGTAACACCAACTCTATGGGCTGCTGGTAATGGAGAAGCGGTTGGTGTAGAAGTTATGGGTGCTATAGCGTAATGAAAATTAATAAGGAGAAATAAAATGGGTATACGCAGTTATTCAACTAGCGAAGCTAACAATATACAGTTAGGACAGGCTGGAGCAGACTATGTTACTAATGCTACAGTTAATTCCGACACTTATATTGCAATACAAGCATTGAGTACTGATTGTGAAATCAGTGCAACATCAGCAGATACAGATGTTTGGGATAGTTTAAGCAGTATAACAGTGCTGAAAGGTCAAACAATTTACGGCAGATGGTCTTCTGTGACTGTTGCGTCAGGCGATTTCGCTATGGTATATCGGGGCTAAACAAAAAATATATAAGGTTTTATTATGGCAACTTTAACAGGTCAATCCATTGCATCCTCATATGAACAGTTATTACATGTTGATAATGATGGCGGTGGTAATGGTACTACACACGTATCAGTAAAAGACGGAGATAATGGAACCACTTTTAGTTTCACTATTGCTACTGATGCATTAATGATGACTAGTACCAATCGCCTAGAATTTGGCGATACTGGTACATATATAAATCAATCATCTGACGGTGTATTAAATATCACTTCTGATACTGAAGTTGAGATTAATGCAACTACTATAGATATTAATGGCGCTGTTGCAATGAGCGGTGCAATTACTGGTGGTACTAATATTACTATATCTGGAGAGCTTGATGCAGCTACGCTTGATATAAGCGGTAATACAGATATTGACGGAACTATAGACGTTGCTGGAGCATCTACTTTTGGCAGTACAATAACCGCTGGAAGCTTAGGAGCTGATACAGACAATACTGTAGTTGTTGTTAATAGTAGTGGGTTATTAAAAACAGACGAAATTGATTCTAGGGTCTGGGGTAGTACCTTAGTTGATACCGATGCATCAGGTGCTGATAATGAATTAGCAACTTGGTCTGATGCGAATACAATCATTGGAGAAGGAAATTTAACATTTGACGGTACAGATTTATTAATTGCTGGCGGAGGGAAAGCTGCGTTTAGAGATAATGGTGGAGAATATATATACTCTGTTAGTGACGGTACTTTAGGTATTGCAGCTGGTACTGAGATTGATTTAACAGCAACAAATATTGATATAAACGGAGCAGTCGATATATCTGGTAATCTTGTAGTTGGTGGTAATTTTACAGTAAACGGAACAACTACTACTATCAATTCTACCGTTATGCAGGTAGATGACAAAATGATTGAGCTGGCACATTCACCTAGCGGTTCAGAGGGTGATGATGCAGCAGTAGATGGTGGTGGTATTACTCTTAAATCCAGCGATAGTGATAAAACTATACTCTGGGAAAATGACGATAATTCATGGCACTTTAATCAAGGCCTAGTTATAGGTATTGATGATACTGGGGCGGATGTAAGAGTTTATAGTGCTACTACTAATGAAGGATTATTTTACGATTCATCAGAAGACGAGTTTGGTCTTTTACTTACAACCAAATTAAAGTTCCACGATATTGGAGGCGGTGAAGAAATATACGCTTCAGCTAATGGTCACTTAGAAATAAACGCTGGAACAACATTAGATATAACCGCTCCTACTGTTGATTTAAACTCTGCAACAGAATTTAATATAGATACTGCAGCTTATGATTTAAACGCAAGTGGTGCTGTAACAATAGATGGTGCTGTAGTTTCTATTGATGGAACCGATGATTCAAATTTTAAGGTTACTGGTTCAGGTAAAACCATTCAAATATGGGCAGCAGGAGGTGGAACACAACAAGTTCAACTTATTTCAGCTGGGACTGGTTCTGATGCTATTGAGCTAGACGCACAAGAGGGAGGTATTACATTTTCATTAGGTGGTGGAGCTGGTGATGATTTTATTGTTAATTCTACTACATTAGTTGTAGAAAGTGACAACAGTCGTGTGGGAATTGGCACAGCGTCACCGAACGTTACTCTCGACGTGAGTGGAGGATTTGGTGTATCTGGAGCAGCAAGCCTTGCTTCATCTTCTGGAGTTACTACAATAGGTTCAAGTAATCAACTGACTATATCAGCCGCTGGTGTATTAACAGTTAATAGCGCAACAGATGCTACTAATTCAACCAGTGGTTCTACAATTATAGATGGTGGAGTTGGTATAGCAAAAAAACTATTTGTTGGTACAGACTTAGATGTTGACGGAACTGCAAACTTAGACAATACAGATATTGATGGCACGTTCACACAAGATGCTGGAAATGTAGTATTCAATGAAGATAGTGGTGATTATGACTTCAGGGTAGAATCAGACGATAACGCCAATATGATAT